AAAAGCACAGTAAACAAAGCAGGTAACTATACAAAACCTACTATGCGTAAAAGAATATTTAATCGTATAAAAGCAGGTGGTAAAGGTGGTAAACCCGGTCAATGGTCTGCTCGTAAAGCACAAATGTTAGCTAAAGCATATAAAAAAGCAGGTGGCGGATATAAGTAGTGTCTTATCTCATAGACAATATACCTCATTTTAAATGTTGGGTTCGCAAAGAATTTACTCATAATCATGAAAAATATCATGGAGAATTTTTACACGCTATAGCTATAGCAGTAAATACAATACCTGATAGGTCTTTAAGTTTTCAAGTAGTCTTTACAGGATGTGAAGCAGATTTGTATGAAGAAGAAATACCCAATATACATGGTGGAGCTATGTGGGCAAGAATGCCAATACAAGCATTAGTAGCAGATATGACAATGGATAGTTTTCCAGAACCAATGGAAAATCATTTAGCTCAACCTTGGGATTGCGAATCAAGACATCATGCAACAATGATATTAGATAGAGCAAGTTCTAGTCCTTGGATAGCAAAAATAGATGGCAATTTTTATAAATCTAAATATTTATTTACAGTAGATTATACAGATCATTCTATAGCAGATTGTCCAGCACAACATAAACAATCTCATGTAATGTACATAACTGAAGATTGCAAATGGAAAGGCAATGTAATTGCTTTACCAAATAATAGAGTAAGAGTTACAAATCCTGCTTTATGGGTTACAGGAGAAGGTCCACCAAATTTTAAACCTTCACAATATTTACATTCTGCAGAAGAACATGAAAGTTATATGGACCCTGAAATAACATTTAATAATTTATATGAAGAATAATGGCTTTAAAAAAATCACAAAAATCTCTTAAGCGTTGGTCAAAACAAAAGTGGAGAACACCAAGCGGTAAAAAATCTTCTAAAACTGGTGAAGTATATGCTCCAGCAGCAACGATAAAAAAATTAAAATCAACAGCAGCAGGCAGAAAAAAACTTGCAGCAGCTAATAAAAAGAAAAGAGCCGCTACTAAAAAAGGTAAACAACACGCTAGACATGGTTTACACAAAGGAAAAAAAAGATAATGGAAGAAATACAAACTAAAAAAGTTAGTCTTGAATTAGATATTGATACTAATATTAATAATACAGGTGCAAACCCATATCAAAAATCAATTCACTTAGCTAAAGCAGTAGATGCTTGGCGTATATTTCCACGTTTATTTTTAAGTGTGTATATGTTTTTATTATATTATTCAACTATGTGGTTTATGGATTTACCTGAACCCAGCTTAGAACAATCAGGTCTTATATCTATTATTGTAGGTGCAGGTGCTGCATGGTTTGGTTTATACGCAGGTACAAGCAATAGCTCTAAATCGTTTAAAGGCGAACAATAATGTATGAATATGGTTGCACAGTCACTAGGGTGGTTGATGGCGACACTGTTGATGTTATTCTTGATCTTGGCTTTTCTATTTTTCACAAGTGTCGTGTACGCCTTTATGGGATTGATACACCTGAATCAAGAACCAGAGATAAAGACGAAAAAGCTAGAGGAAAATTAGCTGCAAAGTATTTAGGTGATGCTATTCACAATGGCACTAAAGTAGTATTACGATCAAAGTTAAAAGATTCTAAAGGCAAATATGGTCGTGTATTAGGGGAAGTTATTGTAGATGACATTAATATTAATGTTTCTATGATAGAAGGCTATTTGGCTGTTGCATATCATGGACAAAGTAAAGATGATATTGAAGCAGAGCATTTAGTGAATAGAAGTAAACTTATAGAGTTAGGAGTATTTACCCCAAATGAAAAATAATATTTACCAGTCAATTATATTTTTAGGAATTATATTTTCTGCTAATGCATTTGCTCAGTCATCACAACAATCAGGAACAGCTTGTGTAAATGGTTCTCAATATTGTGAGAATAACAGTCTTGATACAGTCAATACTACAACTACGACAAATACTAATACAAACACAAACACAAATACCAACACTTCAACAGCTACGAATAACAATACGACTACAAGCACAGCGACCAACACGAACAATAATACGAATGTCAACACAAACAATAATGTAAATGTAAATACTTCAACAGCAACTTCTACATCAAATAATACAAATACAAATAATAATGTGAATACATCAACATCTAATTCAACTGTAAATTCAACAGTAAATCAGAATGTTAATAACACGAATAACAGCACATCTAATAACACCAATCAAAACACAAACATTAATCAATCAACTTCAGATTCTAATGTTACAACTGATAATACAAATACTAACAATAACAATACGAGATCAGATAATACTAATAGAAACATAAACGAATCTAATAGCACACAAACAATTAATCAAAATATTAAATCAGAAGCTCCCCCTGCATCTGCTATTGCTCCATCTATAATGTCTTATTCACAGGACTTATGTACCACTGGTGTATCAGGTGCATTTCAAGGACAAGTATTTGGTTTTTCAGGTGGTAAAACTATTACAGATCAAAATTGTGAAAGACTAAAATTATCAAAATATCTTTACGATATGGGCATGAAAGTAGCATCAGTAGCTTTATTATGCCAAGACAAAAGAGTATTTAAAGCTATGTCTATGGCAGGTACTCCTTGTCCGTATGAAGGTAAAATTGGTAAAGAAGCATCAGCAGAATGGGATAAAAATCAATCTAAAAGACCTGATGTAGAAGATGCAGAAAAAGAATACATAGCTAAATGTACACATGAAGTTAATCCAAATAGATTAAAAATAAATAAAGATGTTGTAGGTTTAGTTAAAAAAACTTACACAAGAAAAACCAAAACTACAAAACAATGCAAAAAAGAATTTTATGCTTCGCAATAGCATTTCTATTTAGCGTTAATGCTTTAAGTCAATATACCTACGAATCAGGACAAGACTTATATCATTTACAAACAAACGCTAATAGTTTTAATGGTGAGTTAGCATATGAGGTAGTAGATGATGGTATTAGTCCTGCAATTGATCTTTCTTTTAATTTTACTTTTTACGGCTCTACTTTTACACAAGCACGAATGGCAACGAATGGATGTCTCCATTTTGGTTCTAGTGGTAGCTATTGTAATGACTATACTCCTGACCCTATTAATGGACAGCATACTTACACCATATACCCTTTCTGGACAGACTTAATACGAGACAACGATTCTCGCATGAAGTCTTGGGGTGACTCAAGCAAGATGATTTTTGGATGGTACGACATGAGGGAGTACAACAGAGCATCAGACAACAGCTTTGAAATAATACTTTGGAACAACAACTCTTTTGACATACGCTATGGTGCATTAGATATTATTAACCATGATGTTCTTATTGGAGAAATAGGTTCTAAAAAAGAAAATTCTTATACTTATTACTATCACGATGAATGTAATACTGGCACAACTAATGGTTCTAGTTGCTATAACTACGACTGGAATAACTCTGATAAAAACACTAACTTAGAAAATGGCGGTTCTTTATATGGATCAGGTAGTGGTAATAGCGTTGATTGTAGCAACGCATTAAATGATTCTAGTTGTTCAGGTTATGCAGATGCTTTATTAACACAACAATGTAATATCAGTGGTCTTTATAGTGAGTCATGCCCTAACTATTGGGATGCTTATGATGATCAACAATGTGCTGATGATCCACAATATGCACCTTTTTGTGCAGGATATACACAAGAAGAATCAGTAGCTTTTTTTGATGACAGCAATGTTGATTATGGTTTTGTAGATGAGCAAGAACAATTTGCCACAGGTATATTTGAAGATGATCACTATAATGATTATGGTTTTGAAGAACAATTTACAGTAGTTGAAATTTTTGAAGATGAGATGTTTCCATCTTATGAAGAATTTAGTGGTGATAACTTTGAAGAATATTTTGATGGCTCTGAACCTGAAGAATTAATAATATTTTTTGAACCTGAACCTTTACCATTTATAGATGATTTTGTTTCACATCATGATGAGCCATTACATCAAGACGATTTATTGTTAGATGAATTTATATTTCAAGAAACTTTTTTAGTAGAAGATTACAGCGAACCTGAAACATTTATTGAATTTAATAGTATTGAAGAATTAGAGGAATGGTTTGATGAAGAAACTAATGAACATTTTGAAGAAAGAATTGAAGAAGAATTTGTTAATCTTGATGAACCAGAAGAAGAATTTCTTGAAGAAATCTTTGAAGAAGAAACTGTAGAAGAAGTTTTTGAAGAAATAGAAGAAATGCAAGAAGCTATGGAAGAAGAAAGAATTGCAGAAAGAGAAGAAGAAATTAGAGAAGAATCTATAGAAGAAATTCAAGAAGAGTTTGCAGTAGTAGAATCTGACGAACCTACAGGTAAAAACAAATTAATGGTTACAGCAGTTAGAGCAGGAGTACAAACAGCAGCTAACAGCTACTCACAAGCCTCTGGTGGCTCTCAATCAAATAATACATCTAGTTATTCATCTACAGGAAATACATCAACAGGAAGCTCTACAGCATCTAGTGGTGGTATTAGCACCTCTAGCAGTCCTAGTGCATCCGATCAATTTGCTAGTGCAACACAACAAACAAACCAAGTTCTGTCTATGCAAAGTGATGTAGGTAGTTCTAATAGTATGTCTGTATCTATAACACCTTTGCCTACATTTGATAATGCAGCATCTATGGTTGTAGCTGATGTGCAAGTGCAAAATGTACAAGGCGAAATTGATACTGCATCTTCAGGAGTTATGACAGCTTCAGAAGCAGATCAAATAGCAGACAAGATAATTGCAGCAAACATAGAAGCACAACAAGAAGAAATAGAAGAACAACAACAAGAAACAGGTAAATACGGAGATGAGTCTAAACTTATAGCACTAATAGGCTATGTTCCTGCTTTTAATAACTATTCACAAGTTAGCGTACCTGATGCTCAAGACTGGTACAGTAGCTCTGATATATATACTTCTGCTACACTAGATGATAATACCAGTGCTTTTTATGGACTGGTAAATGATAATTTAAAAGGGTTAGGTCAAATGATAAATGATCAACCTAATATGTGGAGATAATTATGGATTGGTTTCAAAGCAAAACAGGACAGCTTATAGCTTTAGCAACAATAGTTTCTACCTTAGCAGGATTTGGATGGACTGGAGCACAGTATGTTAATCGTATTACTAACCTAGAAGCCAAGATTGGTGGTTTAGGCGAAACAGAAAACGAAATGAAAGTTATTGAAGAACGCTTTGCATCTATAGAAACATCTGTTCAGTTTTTAGAAAAAGAAATAGATAGTATATCTGTTCCTGATGTAACTGAAATTAAAACAGACATTGCTACTATTAAAGCTGATTTACAAAGTTTAGAAAAAGATTTAAGTAAATTAGAAAATAAAGACGATAATCCATTAAACGGATAATGCGTTATTTATTAGGCATTATTGTACTTACAAGTTGCACAGTACCTATGCCTAAAAAAGAATGGTCTGATGCTTATGATCCTGAACAATGGCGTAATCAATATGAAGTTTGCAAACATTTAATAAATACAGAGTTATGGACAGAATGCATGGGAGAGTTTAATAAATGAGTAGAATTTTATTAGGTGTACTTGCAATACTAGGTCTGTTTACTTTTTTTCTTTGGAATGAAAACTCTAAACTAGCAGAACTTAATCAAGCATTTAAGCTAAGAGATCAAGAACAAAAAGAAGCTATTAAAACTTTGCAAGAAGATTTTAAAACGCAATCAGAAGGTTTATTAGAAATACAAAAAAGAAATAACGAAATAGAATTAGAAATGACTCGTTATCTTGATATATTTAAAAGACACAATTTAACTAAATTAGCTATTGCTAAACCTAATTTAATTGAAACAAGGGTAAACAATGGAACAAAAAAAGTATTTGATAGCATCGAAGAAGTTAGCAGGACTATTGATGGTCTTGACGATAATCTCCAGCTGCAGTCTGTTTCCGAGTAGACAACAAGTAGAAATTATTTCTAAACCTATAGAACGATCTATAGCACAACCAGTTATGCCTCGTGAAATATCTTTAAATGATCCATATTGGTATGTTGTTTCAGATAAAAATTTAGATGAGTTTCTTGCACAAATAGAAAAAGATAGTGGTAATGTTGTATTTCTTGCTATGTCAGTACCCGACTATGAGTTGATGGCATACAATACACAAGAATTGAAACGCTATATCAGTGAGTTACAAGAAGTAGTTGTATATTATAGAAAAGTTACTACACCGCAGGAGAATAAATGAACATATCACAAGAAGGAATATCTTTAATAAAAAAATTTGAAGGATGTAAATTAGAAGCATATCAATGTGCAGCAGGTGTTTGGACTATAGGTTATGGTTCAACTAAAGATGTAAAAGAAGGAGATACTCTTACGCAAAAAGAAGCAGATAATTTGTTATTACATGAAATGCAAGAGTATGAAGGTTATATCAAAGAGCTAGTAAAGATTCCTCTTAAACAAAATCAGTTTGATGCTTTGGTATCTTGGGTATTTAATCTTGGTCCAGCTAATTTAAAAGCATCTACTATGTTAAAATTTTTAAATGCAGGTGATTACCATTTAATTCCAAGTCAAATAAAAAGATGGAATAAAGCAAATGGTAAAGTTTTAGAAGGATTAATAAGACGGAGAGAAGCAGAAGCATTAATGTTTGAAGATAAAGACTGGAGTGCTGTGTAATGCCTTTAGTTAAATATGTTTTTAGACCCGGTATAAATAAAGAAGGTACTAACTACAGTAATGAATATGGTTGGTTTGATGCTGACAAAGTAAGATTTCGTAAAGGTAAACCTGAACGCATAGGTGGCTGGGATAAATTTACTGATGGAAGTTTTATTGGAACTTGTAGAAAACTATATCCATATAAAGCTATCGATGGAGATCAGTTTATAATACTTGGAACTCATCAAAAACTATATGTTCTTAATGGAGATGTTTATTACGATATAAATCCTATTAGAGCTACTTCTACTAATGGTGTTGTATTTGCAGCAACTAATGGATCATCTACTATTACAGCTACTGATAATGCACATGGA